GCCTCGGCGGCGTCGACGCTCACGTCGTCGGCCGGCTCATCGCCGGGGCCGCTGATCGTCGGAGCGGTCACGGTCGGCGCCTCGCCGGTCATCGGCGGACCGGCAAGGCTCACCGCGGCCTTCGGAGTCGGCTGGTCGCCCCACGGCACGGGGCCGCCGAGGCGGAACTCGGCCCGCATCTCGTTCGGCGTGACGACCTGGGCGCCGACAGCGTTGATCCAGGCGTTCCACCGCTCGGTCCACGGCGGCTGCAGGGCCGGCACCGCGCTGTAGTCGAAGCCGACGACGAGCCGGTGACCCGGGTCGAAGTCCGGGACGAGCCAGCTGTTGATCGCGGAGGCGACAAGCTCGAGCTCGCCAACCATGTTCCGGGCGAAGACCCGCTCCGCGTCGATCGCCTGGCGGTACGCCGAGGCCTCCGTCGCGCCACCGGCGAGGATCGGCGGTACGCCGAGGGCCGCGCAGATCGCGAGCCGGCTCTCCTGGCGGGCCATAAGCCAGTCGGCGTCCTTCGGCGACAGACCCACCTGCTGCCACCGCAGCGGCACGGTCATGACCGGCGTCTGGCCGCGGTTCTGCGGCTTGCGGAGCGCCCGAAGGACCCGGGTGATGAGCCGGCGGTCCTCGTCGGTCACGACCGCGCCCTGGTCGGGGACCCAGACGCCCGGCGGGACCGACCAGTTGCTGATGAGGCCCGCCGTCGCCTCGGCGGCGGTCGCGCTCGCCCGGACGTCATGGCGGGCGGCGGAGAGCGGCGAGAGACCGCGGAGCGGGTTCGCCGGGTTCGGCCGCCGGGCAATAACGAGGTCGCGCGGGCTGTAGCTGATCTGCCGGACCCCGGAACGGAGGCGCCACGCCACGACCCAGCCGTCTCGGACCTGCGGATCGACGTCGGACGGACGCAGCCAGTAGAGCTCCCGCGGCCGGCCGGTCAGTTGGCCGCGGACCTTCGCCCAGAAGCTCTCGCCCCAGACCCCGAGGCTCGTGATCGTCCAGCCGATGAGGTCGGCCCAGTCCGAGTTCACCGGGTTCACGTTCTCGAGGAGCGTGCGGAGCTCTATGCCGGCCTCGTCCCCGACATCGTCGGCGAGCCGCAGACCGTCGGGCGTCCGGACCCAGACACGGAGCGGCACCGATCGGGCGAAATCGGAGCGGAGCGCGAGGCAGCGGTAGACCCAGGCCTCGTCGGCAGGCATCCTCGCGAGATCGCTCATGGGGGCGTCGTCGATCCCCATGAACTGCCGCCAGGTGGCGAGCATGTCCCGGAGGCTAACGGACTGGCCGGTGGCAGCGCCAGCAAAGGTCATGGTCGTCCTCGGCGTCGAAATCGAGATCGAGATCCGCGTCCGTGAGCGGCTCGGGGCACTCGCACCAGTCGCTCAGGCGAGGAAGGGCTTGGCGCGCCGGGGCTGTCCGGCGTGCCAGATCGCCCGGTCGTAGGCCAAGATCGCGGCGATGAGCAGGTCGATCTTCCGTGCCGATGTGTCGGTCTCCTTCACCGGTCGGGCGCCGCGGTGGTCCTGCTTGAGGACCGCGTTCGCCGCGTGCCGGACGAGCGCGGGGTTGCCGTCGTGGGTGAGCCGGCGCTCCATGACCGCGGCGTAGAACGCCGCCCAGGCCGGCACGATCCGAGACGGCGAGTGGCTCGGCCACTCGACGAGCGGCCAGCCCGCTGCTGACCATTCGCGGAGTTGACTCGCCCAAAAGGCCGGGTCGGCGGCGATCTCGCGGACCCGCCATCGCGCCAGCGCCTGGCGGATCGCGGCGGCGACGTCGTCGGAATCGACGCGCCAGTGGAGGTCGTCGATCGGCCGCTCCCAGTGGCCGGCCACGACGATGTGGGGCCGCTCCGCGATCGTGGCGGCGACGAGCGCCGACGAGTCGCCCGTCCACGAGCCGTCGAAGGCGAGGACGACGTCGGTCCCGTCCGGGATGCCCTGCACGTCGGCGCACGCCTCGAAGGCGCCGGCCGGGAACGCGGTCGATCCCGAGGCCACCCATTGGTTGAGCCGCTTCGTCCGGAACTCGGCCTCCGGCGTCGGTCCGAGCGCCGCGGCGAGGTCGGCCGGGTCCAAGATGTCGCCGAGCCCCGGGTTCGCCATCGCCCACGTCGCCGGGTCGCGATGATCCGCGTCGTCCGGTGCGGCCCACCACTCGAAGTAGAACGTCGGATCGTCGATCTCACCGAGGGCGATCCGGCGGCCCCGATCCCAGAGCTGGTAGCAGAGCGTCGGCTCGCCGCGGGCGTCGAAGCGGGCCCCGGCCGTCGTGATCCCGACGAGGAGCGGGTCCAGGCGTGCGCCCATCGCGAGGGCGAACACGTCCCAGAGCTCGCGCTCGATGACGTGGACCTCGTCGACGATCGTGAGCGTCGGCGAGAGGCCCTCCTTCAGCGGCGCCTCCGCCGAGAGGACCCGGAAGACCGACCCGGTCGTCGGCTCTTCGATCGCGTCGCGGTAGAGCTTCAGAATGCCCGACAGCTCGGGGTCGAGCTCGACGGCACGGCGGGCCGTCCCGAAGACGAGACGGGCCTGCGCCCGGTCGCCGGCCACGGCGTAGACCTCGGCGCCCGGCTTCTCGAGGAGGACGCCGTAGAGCCCAAGACCGGCGACGATCGCCGTTTTCCCATTCTTGCGCGGCACCCCGATGAGTGCGTAGCGATGACGCCGGCGTCCATTCGCCGGGTTCCTGGCGAGGAGCCGGCCGAGCATGGCCCGCTGCCACGGGCGGACCCGGAGCAGCTCGCCGGCCGGCGCCGCGAAGCTGGCCTTGACGGTCCGGACGTAGTGTTCGATGAACTCGACGAGCCGATCGCCCTCGCCCGCCGCGACCCACGCGTCGGGGACCGGCGTCAGCCAGAGCGGGCGCGGAGTTCTTCGAGCTTCGTCCGCGCCTTGACGGCGGCGACGCCGAGCCGGCTGCGGCTGACCGGATCGAGCCCGAGCGCGGACAGGACGCTCGTCAGCCTCGCCGTCAGACCCTCGTAGCTCTTGCGGAGGACGTCGTTCGTCGGCTCGGCGAGCCACGCCTGCCGCGCTACCTGGCGATCGTCCCACAGCTCCATCGCGAGGCGGAGCATCGCCTCATCGGTCGGGCCAATCCAGGTGCTCGCGCCGGCATCGAGGACGGCCTGGAGCCAGGCGCGCCCGTCGGCGTGCTCGCCGACCTGCGCCGCGGAGCGGACGGGCTCGAGGGCGATGATCGGCTTCGGCAGCTTGCGCTTCCCTGGGTTACCGGTGCGGCGCTTGACCTCGATCGGCTTCGGTGGTCGTCCTGGCAGAGCCACACGTTCGGACCTCCAGGGTTTCGCGGCGATGTGCGCGAGGGTTGCGCGCGGTGGTCGGCCGCTCCGCCGCTACAAAAATCGGGGGATACCGGGGAGGGGTATCCGGCCATCGGCTCACGTCGTTCGTCGTGCGTTCGCGAGTGCGGCTCCCCGCCGCAGGTTGCACCGCAAGCAGCTCGGCACGAGGTTCCCGGGGTCGGTCGGGGACCCTCCCCGGGAGAGGGGGACGATGTGGTCGATCGTCGTTGCTCGCTCGGTGCCGCACCAGTGGCAGAGCGGCTCGTCGGCGAGGATGCGGCTGCGGACGCTCCGGTACGCCGAGCCGTAGCCGCGGGCTTCCCGGGGGCGGCGGGGGCGATGCCGGGAGCAGTAGGGGCCATCCCCGGGGGTTCCGCAAACGAGGCAGGGACGGGGGGCTCGGCGCCGGGAGGGAGAAGCCGGGCGCCGGACCACGGAGGGGAGATTCACCGGAGATCGAACCACCAGGGGGCGATCCGGTCGGCGGCCCGGGCGAGACGCTCGGCCCGCCGGCGCTCGACGGCGTCCTTCGCGGCTTGCTTGATCGCCGCCTCGAGGACGACGCGATCGACCTTGACCGTCGGCGCCGGCTTCCGGGCCGGCCAGACCGGGGGCCGGCGGGTCATCGGCTGCCTCCGAGGAGCCGACCGAGGAGCCGGCGACGGGGCCGGTCGGTGGACGGTGGGGCTTCCGACGCTGGGGCTTCCGGCGCGGCCGGTTCCGGCTCAGTGTTGAGCCAGAGGACGCGGCGGTCGG